TCTTTATCATCAAATTCTGTTTTTGTTTTTGCGAATGAAACTCGAGCTGCATTTACCACAGACAAGTCACTACCCATTTTATCAATTACTTCTACATTCATACTGGTAATGTTCCTGACTTTTTCTCTTTTAATAGATTTGCGTTCAAAGCTTCTGCTTTGATTTTTTCTTTTAATGGTTTTGATATTAGGCGGGACACGGTTTCTATCTCAATCTTATTTGTTTCACAATACCATACGATAGCGTCCATGTAACTTATTGGTCTTTTTTCTTTTACAACACCCTCAATTATCAAACTAAATTCTTTACTATTCATTATCACCTTTCGATATTGTTAAAAGTGGTAGGTTATTCTGTTGCCAAGAAACCTACCGAAACTCCGTTACCTAGTTAGACTAGGCAGCAAGGGCAAAATTTTCGTTGCCGTTTGTAAATGCGTTTAAGTTCGCCAACTATTACTCTCTTACAGTTCTTCAGCACCAGTCGAACCTACCACACCCCCCAAAAGCACACTGAAAAATTAAACCTAGAGGAGGAGACCCCTTAAAAAAAACCAATGTGCTTTTGGTGGAGGTGGAGGGAGTTGCACCCTCGTCCTGTATACCTATCACCTATCGTCAACAAGTAATTCTATTCAGCATTTTCACTATTGTAATTGTCGTAAAAATACTTAATCTCAGTTTTCAAGTCCTCTATATAGTCTTTCTTTTCTTTTACGAAAGCCTTAGCAGAACCATCTTCACTAGCCATCAAAATAACAATTTGGTCAACTGGTGTACCAAACATCTCTTCATACATAATTGCATAAGCAGTACATTGCATATAGTAGCCTTTGTTCCACTCATCATTACGCTCTTTGTTGGCTGTTTTAAAATCAATAACAGATAATTTACCATTGTATTCTGCAATACAATCCACCTGTCCTGCAAGTGTCAACTGTTTAGATACCATAATCGTTTCTAAGCAGTGAATATTATCAACTTGTGCCAAGTATGGTTTCAGTATAGTAAACAGACCTAGTGGTAATACATCTCTTGTGGAAGGTGTTTCACCTTTCATATACTCTTCAATCAATGTATGTGTCGCCTTACCTCTACGAGCAGCTCGACCCATTTCCCATTTAGCGGCCTCTTCGCCTACATTCTTACGCCATTGTTCCAGGCCTGGTTTTGGTCTGAAACCTAATACGGAAGTGACAGACGGAAACGCCTTGCCATCAACCTCATAAAATCGCATACCATTAATTCGTTTGCCTTTGGTTTTAGGCAGTTTTGTTTCGTCTAGTGTTACAAATGTTTTCATAATATCTCCGTATTTGTATAGTATTCTTTAATATATCACTCTATTCATAATTTGGCAAGCCTTAAATGCCTTTTTTGGCATACATATCATTAATTTTATCTCTCACTTCTTTAAAGGCTTGGTCAATCTTTCAGCTAGTAATAGTCTTAGCTAATTCAGTTGTTTCATTTACACGCCTTGTCCAACCTTTACCAAAGGTATCAAATGTACTCAATTGTTCATAGTATTTTTGTCTTGCCTCTTGGTAATTATCAATAGTCTTTTCAATACCTTGTTCTTCAACATAACCTGATAACGCTCTTAGTGTATTAGGACCAATACCACCATCTGCAACAGTACCAATCATTGTTTGTAGATACTTGGCTGCTCTGCCTGGACCTGCATTTACACCAAAGTCAAAGACGCATAGGTCTAAACCGCCAGGTAAATCATCACCTTTTAGTTTGTCCCAATAACCTTGTTTGTAAATCGGCGCCACATCTTCAACTGTTAAGTCTTTCATATCTTTTGTGCCACCAAATTCTTCATATACTCTTTTAGTAACACCAAGATTAGTTTCGCCACCAGGATCCTTAGGATGATTTACATAACCACCTTCGTGGTGTAAAATCGTTTCTAAACATTTATCGTAGTTTGATTGCATTTAGTTTTTCCTTTGCTTTTAATTTGAGTTTTTTCATCTCTTTTATTTTAGTCCATAGAGTAGAAGACCTATCATTTGCTCGTTGTTGTTCAAGTTCGTTAACTTCTTTCTTCAACTGCTTATGTTTTGTCTTTGCATCCATTTTACCCCCTTGTGAGTTTTAGGATTTTTTCAATTTGTGCCTTAATGATTGGCGCTCTATTTGGCCAGTGAATATAAGGTTCATCACTTTTCATTAAGTTATATAGAAACGGTAATATTACCTTTTCTAAATCTTTAAATCTACTTTCATATGCCTCACTGTTAACTGCTTCTGTAATTGTATCTTTCTCAGCCACAATCTGCATAATCTCATTCATCATAGATTTGATTGATGATACATCATCTTTTACTTTAGATAACTCTAAGTTAGAGTTTTCAATTACGCTTGGGTCAATAGCAGGTGCTGTTTCAGTTGGTTTTGAAACAGGTGTCATTCCCCAATCTTCGCTAAGGTCATACTCTCTTAAATAGTCAGGTATATCTGCCATTACTTACCTCGCTTTTGTTGTTCTTGTCGTTTTCTGTGTTTTTCTAAAACTTGTCTTGTTTTAACTTCTTTAATACTCTTTTTACCAAATTGGTCAGCAAAGTTTGATTGTGGATGTGCCTCAGCAATTCTACTTTGCATTTCTCTCCAGCCATTATCATT